GGAGATGGAGATGGAGATGGAGGCGATGTTTTTGCGATGCCGTTTGCGATGGCTTTGCGATCGGTTTGCGATCCGTTTGCGATCGTTTTGCGATCGCCCCACCTCTTTCGGTTCCCCTCTTGCCCAGCTTCCGACCTGGCGTCCTTCAACTCTTCGGCCTTCTCCCGGTGGGCCTCCATCCTGGAGTTCCGCCGCAGACCGTCGTCGCAGACCGGGAACTTCGACGAGAGGAGCGGCCAGACGCTCCGGACGCCCGGCGACACCAGCTCGAGCCGCTCCAGTTCCGCTGGCAGGCCGCCGGAGTCCCACTGGATCACCAGGAGCCGGATGTAGTGGCCGACCTCCTCGGCAGTCCACATGGCGGTGGAGGCGTAGAAGTCACGGCCGAAAAACGGGATGTAGTGATCAACTGTTCGTGCCAACGGATTCTTTCCTCTTGTTAGCGGCGTCGTCTGCGGATGCGTGATCCATCAACCACTGACGGCGAAACGGCTCCCATTCACCTTGCCCTCCAGATGATCGCCAGTTGATGTAGGCGATCGCTGCCTGGGTGATGAGTGGATCTTCTGTCTTCTTCTCGTTTTTCATTTCACCAGCTTTAGTGTCGCGACATAGGCAGCTAGTCGGCAGAAGCGAGCGGCTTGAAAAACAGGCTCCGGCACATAGTCATTGCTGCCCTTGGCCTCCAGCCACATGCGCTCGCAAGCGTCAAGGAGTGTCGGGGCACATGCGATCAGTCGTGCGTTCGCATTTCCGTTGTCTTCTAGCGTTGAGACGACGTAGGCGATGTCACTTCCGCCACGCTGAAAAACAACACGGAGATTGTCTTCGCCGCCAGTTGGAAACCCCAGCTTGATGGAGTTGTTAGGGTGTGTTTCCCACATCAGTATTAGCCCCTCTTCGTTGGGTTGCTGAATCCGGCATCGGCGACGTCAGTGGTGTTTATGTAGTCGATTGAGTTGGAGAGATTGTCAATCGAAGAATCAACTGACAAAGCCAGATTGTCGATCGACGCCGCGATCGCCATGCCAGCAGCAGTGATTCCCATAACTGCCTCAGTCAGCGATTTGCAAAACCCGCCAGCAGCGTCATTGACTCCTTCTGTTCCGGCTGGAGTTATGGCACTCGCAAAACAACGTATGGCATCTGCAACTTCGTTCAGTTCACTTTGCTTCATTTCAGTAACCTAGTGTGTGACAACTCTTGTTAACTTGAGAACTAAGGACTCGGCCGCACGTCACCGCGACGCCGCCGTTGCTTTCCATATCCTCGCCCCCGCCGTCCCATGGCCCTTCCGCCGGGCCGCGAACCCGACCGACACGATCTGCTTGTCCTTCGCCAGCTTCTTGAACACGCTCCCGAACGCCCTGGCGTCGTGCGGCACCAGGCCAAGCCGCTGACAGTGATCCACCAGCTCCTCGCCGGTCATGGCACGGCCGCTCTTGGTGAGTGCCTCGAGGATCGCCGCACGGGCCGCGTCGGTGTCGAAGCCGGCCACCCGCTCGGCCTTCGCGGTGCAGGCCGCGGCTGCGGCAAACAGCGGCATCGCAGCGATCGCTTCGTCGCTTGTTTGCAGTGTCATGGTCAGTCTCCGGTCCAGTTCGTGCCGCGACGCGGCCCGGCGTAGCCAAGTTGCTGCGGGGAGTTGCCCCACCGCTTGAACCAGGCCGCACGCACGGCCAACTCGTCGGCGTATGGCCGTTCTAGGTGCATGGATTCCATAGCCACAGCATTGGCGATCACCATGGCGGCGTGCCGGTCCTCGGCGTCGTTGATTGCCTTGATCGCGTCCTCGGTCGTCATGCCCCACTCCTTGCGGCAGAGATCACCGCTTCCAGGTGCTCCGGCCCGTAGTGCCAGTGGCCGTGATGCTTGACAGTCGGCTTCGGAAGGTGGGCAATCGCCATCCGCACCTCGTAGCGGGTGAACCGGCGGTTGGCCGCCTCGGTCCCGGCAGCGATGAGGTCGCTGCATCGGATCCAAGTCCGATCGCGGTCGCCCCGCAGTGCCATGAAGGTCACGTCGCCCACGTTGCAAGTCATGCCACAGTCCTTTGTGTATTGGCCGCGTGACGTGCGGCGTACGGTCGAGGTCACCGGCCATGCTGGTGGAGAAGCCACCCGGCCCCCGGCTGCGGAGTTATTTCGCGACCACCGCGTGCGCTCTCCCCGCGGCCGATGAATCGGCAGCCGCTGCGGCCGGGAGCGGCCGGAGTGAGTCGAGTGTCTTCTGCATTTCTGTGATCCTCTTCTCCAGTTCCATAGCAGCGACCATGTCAGCCGCTTCGCGAGTCGGAGACCACTCAGCGGCCGGCTGCAGCTCGTCGAGGTACTGTCGATTGACGTATGTGCGGTCTCCGACTTTGACGGTCTCGCCGGAGAACTTGCCGACGCGGCCATCCGGAAAGACGTATGTGAGGTAGACGGTTGCCATTGGATTTCCTTGCGTGAGGTCAGAAGGGAATGTCTTCGTTGGATGCACCGCTGGCAGCGTCGGCTTTCTGCGTCGGCGTGCGTTTGGGCAAAGCCTTCGAACCCGGCACGCTGACCGGCGATGTCGCCGGCATGAATCCGTTGACGTAGACGCGCTGGTTACCGTCCTGATCGAGCACCGGCACGCCGTCCTTCACGGCCCGCTGCGTCTTCACGACGAGCACCTGGCCCACAAGAACGTCGTCGAGGTCAGCGTCCCACGGCCGCCCCAGCGACTCGTTGAGATTCATCGCTGCCTTCTGGTCCCGCTTCTCGTTGGGGTTCAACCACTTCTCGACCTCGTTGTAGGAGTCGTTCGTATCGCGGAAGGTGAGGACGAGAAACTCATTCCCAGTCTTCTTGGAAACGACGGTCTTCATCTTGGTGATCGCCATTTCGTGCTCGCCGTCGGGGATGATGGACGATGCAAAATCCTCTTCACTGAATCTGTCAAACTTCACGTCTGCACCTCTGGACTATGGGTCTTGTTTCCGACCCGCACGATGCGGTCGGCGTCACCTACCAGGGCGTCGTCGATCAGCGACTTGGCCCGATTGAAACTCATCGCTCCACGCTTGAACGCCACGACGGCGTCCTCAACGATTTGCATGGCGGCCGTGTGGGCTGCCTCTGCGCTACGGTCGTCGTCGCTGTGGCTCATGCGGGCACCTCCTGCGGGTCGATTTGCTCGTGCCGCTTGTTGATCTCGCCGTCCAGCTTGTTTCGCTGGCTCTCCGTGAGGTCGCCGGCCGTTACCGCACTGTCGGCCTCGTCGGAGATTTGCCCCAGCTCCTCAACGGTGGTGGCGGACCGGACGCGGTCGATCCAGCCTGGCTTGGCTGGCCGTGCTGGCTCAACGCCAGCGAATAGCGGCGACAACGAATCGACGGACATTGCGACTTCCGCCGGCAGCCCGTAGCGATTCTTCGCGTCCCACGCTGCGGACCGTTCGCAGAACAGCCTCCGCTCCTTGCCGCCACGCCCGCGGAGTTTGCCGTCGTCGCCCTCGACCACGCGGGTCTTGAAGTTGGCAAATAGGACCGCGTCGGCCCACTCCAGGAGCTTCGGGGCAACCTTCGGCCGCATCTTGAGTTCGTAGCGGTCGTAGGCTTCCTCGAGGTCTGGCGGCGAAACCCTCTTGACCACGCTGTGGGCAACAAACACGACGTTGATGCCACGCTCGACGAGGGCCGTGCAGTCAGAGAGCATCGCGGAGAAGTTCTTCGCGATCAGCGAGCCACCCTGCCCATATGGAAGGTCGTCCGGGTGACGCTGCTTCTCGTCCTTGCTGGCTAGGTAGAGGCAAAGCAGTTCCTCTGCCCAGTCACCAGAATCCACGATGATGGTCTGGTAGCCCATCGGGTCTCGTGCCAGTGAGACAAGAGTGCCCTTGAGCGTCATCCAATCGCCAATCTCGACTCGGTGGCAGTCGATAAGCCGACTCCCCTTCTCGGTGTCGAGAATCAGCGGATTCGGAAACGATGCCGCGAGCGTCGTTTTTCCAACCCCAGCCGGCCCGTGAATCACACACTTCGCCGCCGCACGCTGAATGCCCTTCGTGATCTTCATATTTGAATCCCTTCTTCTTGAGCCCATCTCTCCATCTCACCCACGGCCGTGCGGACCATCCGCACGTCACCGTCAAAACTTCGACTCTGACCTTCGAC